TGGCGGTTTCGGAGGCCCGGCTGCCGGGGGCGGCGGTGCGGGCGTGGGATTTGGCGGCGAGCTTTGCGGGGGATTGGACGGCGGGGGTGCGGCTTGCGCGGTCGAGGGACGGGGTGTTCCAGGTGCAGGACGTCGTGCGGCTGAAGGGCGGGCCGGAGGAGGTGGTGCAGGCGATTCGGGCCACGGCGGAGCGGGACGGCGTGGGGGTGGCGATTGGGCTGCCGCAGGATCCCGGCCAGGCGGGGCGGTCACAGGTGGCATTTTTGACGGCGCGTCTGGCGGGATGGCGGGTGGTGAGCTCGCCGGAGAGCGGGGCGAAGGCGGTGCGGGCGATGCCGGTGGCGTCGCAGGTGAATGCGGAGACGGTTTCGGTGCTGGGGGCTGCGTGGAACGCGGCGTTTATGGCGGAGCTGGAGGATTTTCCTGGGGGGGCTTGCGATGACCAGGTGGATGCATTGGCGCGGGCGTTTGGAATGTTGGTGCAAGCGCCGTCGGTGGCGCGGGTGGCGCGGGTGAATTGGGGGGACCGCTGAGGGAGACTGAAGGGAGTGGGGCGGGCCTGTCGCAAGTGAGCTCGCCTTGGACAGATGCGGACGCCGCGGCCATGCGAAGTATTGCGAATTTTTGATGGCGGCATGGTGAGGTGGGAATTCGGACGATTGCACTAGCCTCGCGTTCACGTGAGGATAGGGTAGGACGGAAGTGGCTTGGTTCTGTGACGGCGTCTTGGCAGTCTCGCGGACGATCTGACGTCGCGCTTGGAGGTGTGCTGTGGTCAAGAATGCCGCTCAACTGGACGATACGCATGATACCGGGCGGCGCAGGCGCGAGCTGCCGCCGGTGCGCGTCGATTACCGTCGGCATTACAGCCGGTGGCATGACGACACCGACCAGCACTTTGAGCAGATGGCGGACGGGTATGAGCAGAAGCTGAGCGGCCTCCTGGGTGATGTGAGCGGCGGGAGCGCATTGGAGATCGGTTGCGGGACCGGCTTCTGTCTTGGGGCGCTGCGGCGGATGGGGCTGGACAGGGTTGAGGGCATTGATTCGGACGCTGGTCAGGTCGAGGCGAGCCGGTCGCGGTCGCTGCCGGCATGGCATGTGCCGATTGCAAAATTCCAGGCGTATTCGGAGGCGAATAGCGCGGCGTTTGACTATGTCTTGATGTTTGATGTGCTTGAGCATGTGCCTGGCGAGGCACGGCTTGACTTCTTGCGGGAGGTCTGGAGCATGCTGAAGCCGGGTGGGCGGTTGGTGTGTCAGGTGCCGAACGCGAACTCGATCGTGGCGAGCCGCTACCGGTATATCGACGCGACGCATCATGTGAGCTTTACCGAGGCGTCGCTGGACTTTGAGCTGCATCGGGCTGGGTTCGACGAGATTGTCATCGGTGAGGCCGATCCGATCCGGCGGCCATGGTGGCGCCGGCCGCGGGAGGTCATGCGCTGGGGGCTGCATAAGACGATGCGGTATGCCATTCGCCATTGCTATGCGCTGGAGATTGGTGCGCGGGACGCTTGGCGGATGCCGCTGACGCCGAATATTTTGGGGATGGCGGTTCGACGCTGATTTGCTGAGATCGGGGGAGGCGCGGACGTTTGCGGTGAGCCGGGGCGGGCACCTGAAGGTTTATATACGGTCCTAGACTCATTAGCTAGACAAATCGTTCTGATTGTGCGATTGTTTGGACGTAGGAGGTTGTAGGTAAAAAGTCCTTGATCGGATGCCCCATGAAGTGCAGGACTCTGGGCTAGGGTGGCTGTCGGCGCGTGTTGCCGGGCCACCTGTTTCCTGGATTTTTGAGGGCGGTGGCATGTTCCAGACGATCTGTGACCTGATTCCGGCTGATCCGGAGTGCTCGGCGCGAGCGCGGCGGTTGATGGTGATGCGGCGGGTGTTGGACGGGACGCTGTATGACGTCCTGCCGTATGAGTTCCATGACGAGCGGTCGAGCTCGGGAGAGTATATTCCGTTGCGGCGGCGGCGGCCGAGCGTGCGGTATGCGCTCAGCCGCGTGGTGGTGGAGGACAGCGTGGCGTTGCTGTTCAGCGATGGGCATATGCCGGCGGTGATCAGCCCGGATGCGGTGGTTAGGGACGCTCTGGCGGCGCTCGGGCGGGAGTGCCGGCTGAACCAGGTGATGACGGAGGCGGCGATCCGGGGGAGCGTAGGGTCGGCGTGCGTGCTGTTGCGGATATTGCGGGGGCGGGTGTTCCTGGACGTGCTGGATACGGCGTGGCTGGTGCCGGTTTGGGATGCGGAGGCGCCGGACAGCTTGGCCTCGGTGACGGAGCGCTACAAGGTGCCGGGCGGAGACTTGGCGGCGGCCGGGTTCGAGGTTGCGGATGCTGCGGCGACCTACTGGTTTCAGCGGCGGTGGGATGCCTTGGAGGAAACCTGGTTCGTGCCGCAGTTGGTGGGAGATGCCGAGGACCCGGTGATCGATGGCGTGCGCAGCGTGCGGCACGGGTTGGGTTTTGTGCCGCTGGTTTGGGTGCGGAATTTGCCGGGGGGTGAGGCGCCGGACGGGGCGTGCACATTCCGGGCGGCGGTGGAGACTGGGATCGAGATCGACTACCAGCTTAGTCAAGCGGGGCGGGGGCTGAAGTATTCGTCGGATCCGACGCTATTGATCAAAGAGCCGGCGGGGATCGAGGGCGATCTGGTGCGTGGGGCCGGCAATGCGCTGGTGGTGAGCGAGAAGGGCGACGCGCGGTTGCTGGAGATCGGCGGCACGGCGGCGGGGGCGGTGCTGGACTATGTGCGTGTGCTGCGGGAGCTGGCGCTGGAGGGGATGCATGGCAACCGGGCGGATGCGAGCCGGCTGGGTGCGCCGCAGTCGGGGCGGGCGCTGGAGCTGATGAACCAGGGGTTGGTTTGGCTCGCGGACAGTCTGCGGGTGAGCTACGGCGAGGCGGTGCTGCAGTTGTGCCGGATGATGCTGCGGGCGGGGACGGTGTATCCGCTGGTGGTGGGGGGCCGGGCGCTGGGGGCGCTGGATGTGGAGGCGGAGCTGCGTCTGGCGTGGCCGCCTTGGTATCCGGCGACGAGCGAGGACCGGGCAAGGGATGCGACGACGCTGATGGCGCTGGTGGCGGCCGGGCAGTTGAGCCGGGAGACGGCGCGGCGGTTGCTGGCGGCGGATTGGGGCCTGGTGGATGTGACGGGCGAGCAGGCCCGGGTGGACAGCGAGTTGGGGAGCATTGCGGCATGAGCGACGAGTTGGACGGGGTTGTCGAGGCTGCTGGGGATTTTCCTGGGGGTGCTTCTGGGGAGGTTGCGGCGCTGCGGGCGCGGCTGGTGCAGGCGGAGCTGCGGACTGAGGCAGTTCGGGCGGGGATGGTGGACCTTGACGGGGTTCGGCTGGTGGATGTGTCGGCGCTGGTGCTGGGGGCGGACGGGATCGAGGGCGGTGCGGCTTTGATGGCGCGGATGCGGGAGGCGAAGCCTTGGCTGTTTGGGCGCGGCGGCGCGAACAGCAGCAGCACGGGGCGGGTGCCGGTTGTTGCGCCGGCGAAGGTGAAGACGGTGATGGAGATGTCGGAGGAGGAGTGGCGGGCGGCGCGGGCGGAGCTGTTGCGTCGCCGTTGATTTGCGGGTTGATAAGAAAAAATGCCGCGCTAAGAAAAAAAGCTTGCGCGGGCGCCCCAGGAATTCGATGACTCTTTCCTAGGATGGCGGCGTCCGTGCGGCGCGGCTGATGTCTCGATGGTTTTCCTAGAGTTTTCTCCGATCGAAGTGGATCGGAGAAAAGCTCTAGTTCTTTGTTTATACAAGCATCTTTGTCCATTCGATTAAGCGGATCGATCGGACGATGCTTTAACCCGCCCGGCGTTCGCCGCGGCGGGCTTCACGCGTTGGCACGAGGGCAACATTCATGGGCATCCAGAACTTCCCGGCGATCCTGCAGCCCATCCTGCAGCAGGGTTTCCTCGAGCGCGAGTTTCAGCAGGCGATGAGTTCGCGGCTGGGTTACCGGGCGTGCGCGGACCGGCAGGAGTTTGCGGTGGGGATCGGCGAGACGCTGACCAAGACGCGGGCGGGGCTGAAGCCGAGCGTCACGGTGCCGCTGGCGGCGGCGACCAACACCAATCTGGACAATGGACTGGTGCCGCAGGGCTGGGGGGTGGAGCAGTTCACCATTACGATCAATCATTACGCTGCGACTACAGACCTGAATATGGTGACGTCGCGGGTGGGCATTGCTGGCCAGTTTCTGCAGAACGCGGCGATCAATGGCGAGCAGGCGGCGCGCAGTCTTGATGAGTTGGCGCGCAATGCTTTGTTTGCGCCGTATTTTGGCGGGAATACGCGGGTGCGGGTCGCTTTGGCCTCGGCGGGGCCGGTGGTGGCGGTCGATGACTTGCGGGGATTCACTACGGCGTTTGTCTATGGGGTGCAGACGCCGGTGGGTGCTACGACCAGCCTGACGGTTACCATTGGTTCCGGCGTTTATACTGTCGTGGGCACGACGGCGGACGGGGTGAACAGCTCGACGACGCCGGGCGGGGTTTCGGGGACGCTGACGTGCTCGAGCAACCTGAGCGTGGCGGATGGGTCGCTGGGGAGTGCCGTGCAGGCGGCGAATGCAAGCGTGGTCGCGCGGCCCGGCGGGCGGGGGACGACGGCGGCGCTCGCGGCCGGGGACACGCTGACGATCGGGGTGCTGCTGGACGCGGTGAGCAAGCTGCGGCTGAATGCGGTGCCGGAGATCGATGGGGCGTACAACTGCTACCTCGATCCCGTGAGTGCGCGGCAGTTGTTCGCAGACGGCGATTTCCGGCAGCTGTTCCAGGGGGCGACGAGCAGCAACCAGGTGTTCCGCCATGGCATGGTGAACAATTTCCTGGGGTTGCGGTTCATTCCGACGACGGAGGCTTTCGTGCAGCCGCATCCGACGATGCCTGGGGTGGTGGTTCGGCGACCGATTATCGTGGGGCAAGGGGCGCTGATCGAGGGTGATTTTGCTGGGATGGCGGAGCAGGACGTGGCGCCGGCGGACAGCATCGTGAGCCTGGTCGATGGGATCGTGATGGTGACGCGGGAGCCGATCGACCGGCTGCAGCAGATCATCGCGCAGAGCTGGTATTGGATCGGCGGCTTTTGTGCGCCGAGCGACACGCTGACCAACCCGAGCGTGGTGCCGACCGCGACCAACGCGGCGTACAAGCGGGCGGTGATGGTGGAGCATGTCGGGTAGCCGGTGAACAGGGGGGCGCTGCCATGCTGACTGATCCGGAGAGGACGGATGCGCGGCGGTTCCTGGGCTACCCGGTGTATGGCGCAGAGCGGTCGGGCAACATGGGGTGGCGGTTTTTCCAGGCGAGCGGGGCGGTCGAGTATCGGCTGAACAACCTTTCCGGGTCGGAGGAGGGGGTTTTGCGCGGGTATTTGACCACGCTTTCTGGGCTGGAGCGGGCCATTCCGGAGACTGGGGCGGGGCTGGACACCGCCTCGGCGGCGGGGTGGGTGCGCAATCCGAAGGAGCTGCTGGATCGGGAGCGGCTGTTCGACCAGTGGCGGCGGCGGCTGTGCGCGTTCCTGGGGGTGCCGCCGGGGCCGAGCTTGGCGAGCGGCGTTTCCGTTTCGTTAATAGTATGAGGGCATGATGGATGGGGCGACGCTGGCCGACCGGCTGAGCCGGGGGATGGGAGCGGCAGCGCGGGTGTTCGGCACGCCGTATGATGCGTTCCGGCCGCGGGGGGCGAGTGATCCGTTGCGGCCGGAGCTGCGGTTTTTGCGGTTGCCGGCGGCGTTCGATGGCGGGGACCCCGGCTACCGGCGGCCGCGCGGCTATGAGCGGGCGCAGCGGGGGACGTTCGATAGCGCGTACTTGCAGGTGGGCGACCTGCTGCGGGGCGCGCGCGGGGTGTTTTTCGTGGCGATGCTGCCGGCGCTTAACCGGCCGCTTTGCGTGCTGACGAATGCCATCGTGCGGGGGTCGCGGGTGGCGGGGACGGGGGACATTGGGCTGAGCGGCTATGGCGGGGTGCAGGCGGCGCGGCTGCACACGCTGCTTTCGGGGTGGCCGGCGCAGTTGCTGCCGGAGGGCGGAGGGCGGCCTGGGGGCTTGCCTGGAGATGGCGGGCTCGGGGAGTTCGGGCTGCTGCTG